GCCTAGGGCGGTACATCCAGGATCATTTAATATTACTGTCATTTTATTTAGTTTTTAAATGTTACAAATCAAATTTTTAACCGATAACTGTAAATTAGTTATCTCAATCGCATCAATACAATCGCTAAAAACATTCCCATCGCTTCCGTACAATCCGGATTTGCCCCAGTACATACGATCTATTTTTGTCCGCTTAATGGTTTCAATTGATCCTTCAACAAAGTAACCTGACTGTGCAATGGCCTTCATCAGGTGGCCGTAAACAGGATACAGGGTTGGCGTAAAGTTCTTTGTCATCCTTTCGGCTGCCTTCCACCGTGAATCTGTGAATATAGCAGCGATTAGATGAAACTTTACCGAGCTTACAACTCCTATTTTTGCTCCCTGATCTTCTTCATAGTCTTGAAAGAGTGCTACAAGCGGGTATTTTAAAGCAGAAATCGTCTGATTTTTTGACATTGCAATAAGGGTATCAATGATTTCCAGCGGATGACCATGTTCATAATGTATTGCAGACCCGTATCTAATAGCTACGTCAGCAACGATATTGCTGAACATTGTGGTTATATATGGAGTTGCCGTAAGCATGGTTATAGTCCGTAGATATTGATATGTGATAAATTTCCCTTATCGGAGGTCAAATATTCCGGGTAATCCGTAATATTGTCGTTAATCCAATCCCTGATCAATTCGGTATCATTGGCCATAGAATTCCAGGCGTCAATCATTTTCTGCGCCGGTGAAATTACCGTTGCATTTTCTTGTTTCGTCTGTACTTCTGAATTAGTCAGCGTTACCGTTGCCTGATTGCGCTGAAAGAAAAAATAAATGTAATTGGCCTCCGGTGACAGATAAACTATCGCTGGCGAGGTTCCAATGTTTACAAATATCTTGTTTTTCAATGCAGTCCACTTGGCCTCGGGTGTCGGCGTAACGGCAATACCGGCGGCATACGCTGTATAAAGGTCATCTCCTAACAGTTCCTTCAGAAATAAAGGCTCATATTTATCGATGAAAACATTCAGAGACGCAAGGTTTGCAATTTCCGCATACCCCGTACCTGATACGTTTGGAATCAAAATTTCCCCTATGAACGATGCCGCCGTAATTGTTGCCATGTAGATTATACTTTACCTGGTTTTTCGATCATTCCCTTTATTAAAAGCATAGGGATCATGTGCGGTGGCACCATTCCGGTCTTACTATCTTTGTAACCGGGATGCTTTTCTGTTCTTTTGACCTCTACCTTTATGCGAGGATCGATTACCTCTTTATTTTGCGTTGTTTTCATACGATTAATTTTAGGTTAATATTAAATGCCTACGGCGGCTTTTATATCTGCAATTGTGTCATAGACAAAGGCTGTTGTATTATTATCACTTATAAAGAAGTGCAGCCTGCGATAACCACGGAAGGTTCTTGTCATGTCGGTAAAATCGGTTGAATCAAGGCCCATCTCAATGGTCATGTTTCCGAGTTCAAAAAGGTTACATTTCGAAGAATCCATTACCACGATGTCACCTGCGGTAACAAGGTTTGACTGGTAGATTACCATCCCGGCTACGTCACCATTAGCTGAGGCGAACGGAGGAATAACATAAACTCCTTCTGAAGTTTTTGCCCCGAGCATTGCTGCATAATCAACAGGGTTTAACAATACCAAGTTCGGATTGAACATATCGGATGATGCAAGGATCTGAGTCTTGCAAGCCAGGATGACATCAAACAGGTTGGGGTTAATGTATGCCAGGGAGGTAAGCGAGAATCCGGATGCGGCATAAACTGTGATACCCTTTAAGTGAACGGTTGCACCCGATCCGCTGTAAACTTCGCTATCGCAAATGTGATTCACCTGATAGATAAGTTCATTCTGAATTACGGATGTAATGTAAGGGATGTCATTCAGCATGTTTTCGTGAACCTTAATATAGTCACCCACATTCTTTGCATTGCTCGACTCTGCCGTCAGGTCGAAATCGATCTCGGTGAGCGATCCCGTATCAGCGATAAAGGCTACTGTGCCATCTGCATTGGTTTTGTTCGTCCAATAGATGGTGGGTGAATTGGTTTGCTGAACTCCGATAAGGTCAATCAAAAAGGGCTTCACCCTGCCGACCATAATGTCATCCACGCCCGGCAAAAACTGGTAAGGTATTGTTCCGGCTCCGGCATTTACTGACGGACGCATTGTCCCGGCAACTTTCAGCTGAAGGGTGAATTTCTGTGATTTTTTGCTTACGAAATCATCCCATCCCTGTTTGTTTTCCTTTACCTGTGCGCTGATCTGTTCGGCAATGGATTTCCCGGCCAATGAATTACCGGCTTCTTTCATTGCTTTCAATTCAATCCCCTGGGCAATAACAGCATCGGAATATTCTTTAAATTTTACGTCATCTTCGAGTTTGAATCCTTTTTCAGCGATTTTTTCCTCGATTTTTTTAGTTGCCTGCTCGGCGGTCATAAAGCCAGCGATGGCCTTTCCGGTTATCTCATTCATGATGGTAAGAAGCTGATCCATCTGATCTTTTTCCTCCTGTGTTTTAACCGTGAAATCCTTTGTTCCAATCTTCATAACCAAAGGGAACGTGGCAAAGAATGCCAGCCCGGTGGACGGTGACTGGAAAAGGATATAGGTTGCAACGATAGCCAGTACTGCCAGGGCTGCTGTTGCATATTTGTTTTTCAGTAATTTTTTCATTTTCAATGATATTTTGATGTGTGTAAATTGAATTAATTGATCTTCTTTAAGGTGTAATAAACAGCCGGGTATGCAGAAGCAGAGGCCTTAAATGCAGTTATCTTTACCCTGGAATATGGGTACATACATCCTTTCGGCATAAATATAGCGCCACCAGCTGCATTTGTTGTTGAAACCAGGTCAAGCGGAGAAGCCAATGGAACATAACGATATGTACCTGATCCACTTACTTTAGGCCCGCCCTGGTCGTATTGGGTTTGAGTTGCTGCGGTTGTTGCTCCCGCACATGTCCACTTATACCAATTTGTATTGTCAATGCTTACCTCAAACGAAATCTGTGTACTATCAACGACATCGGCAGCCTTAGTTGGAAGGCTTATTTGTACCGCAATGGCATAGATTTCATAATTGGTTATCGGCTGTGTTGCCTTTGACCGGAATCCGGTTGTTGCATTTCCGACGGTGTTGAAATAAAAATATTTCGTTGTCCCTCCTGCTGGGGCACCACCAATTAAACTATCGGCGGTTTTTGTTGCAAATGCAATCTGTTTTGTGATCAACTCCTGTCCTTTAACAGAGGTTGCTGCCAAAATCGCAAATGCAAAAAGGATGATAAATAACTTTTTCATGTTTTACTTTTTTTTGGTTAATGTTTAAGAAATTCTAACCCAAATAGCGGCTTATCGTCGATGGTGGGAGTGGATAACTTCCGGCTCTTTTCAGCGATAAGTGCCTGTATATGATCTTTGATTTTTTGCAAACTTTCAAGTGTAGTATCTTCAAATTTTGAATTTAACAATAATTTGTAAAAATTATCTTCAATAATTAAATCCTCCTGGTTCATGCCATCAAACGATTTAATTGATTGTGTTACGGCAAGAGGGTTACATGCTGCTCTTGTCAATGTGCTGATTTCAATTAATACAACCTCTTTTAGCTGCAATTCTTTTCCTGAGATAAAAGCGTCAATGGCCTCGTCTAACGTTGGCTTTACAAAATCGAAAAAATAGGAATGAGGCATTGATTTTCCGGCTTCAGCCATCGCTTTGTACTGTTCATAAGTGTCTGCTCCTTCTTTTGTCGAAAGAATTAATTTTGAAACGGCCTGACCTCCATAATCAATATCCTGTATTTCTTTTAAAACCCCCGGCATTGTATTTGAGTCGTGGTTTTTATGATGCATTATAAGGCCAGCTCTTTCATTAATTGATTTTTGAAACATACCTTTATTTCCTACATGATTATACCCGTCCTTAACCCCGTGTACTGCAAACCACACCTTAACCTCTCCCTTATCCGAGACATCTTCAATTTTTGCAGATGCATTTTTAAAGTAAATTTCTTTCGGAAAAATAAACTTCGTTGCCATGTCTTTAATTCTTTGTTGGTGTTAATTCTGTTTTTTGTAATCCCTCAAAATACTGATTACCATTGGGAGCGACTGGATCAAACGTAGCGCCCTGTGGCAAAAACTCTGATAACATGGCCCTGTATTCTTCTTTGGTAATTACTTTACCTTCATATATTTTTGACATTCCCGCCACAAAAGCACCAAGTGCATCAGCTTCATCTTTTTTTGAGCGCTGGAGACAATCAATGTGATCGAAATAAACCTTCAGTATAATATCAAGTTCGAAGTAAGAAGCAAGTAATGATGCGAGGCTTTCAGCATCCGGAATGGTTACATTCTGATACAAAGCCCTGTCTGTTTTGTCCTTATTCGTATAGGTGGTCTGATCGGCCCAGGGTAGATCAAATGGCGAAATGTTATAAGCGGCGGCAATTACCTGGGCACAGTCCTTAATCTCTTCAAACAGCATTAACTCTTTCGTCGGGTATCCGGCTTTTTCAAATCTAATCGAAGAGGTTGTAATTGCAAAAGGATTTTTCCCACGTTCAACGCCGTAATTATTCTGAAAGTCAAGTAATATCTGATCTTTTTCTTTTGGCGTTATCGGGTTCCTTCCTCCGCCATCTTTTGCATTGTCATTGACCCACATACCCAAGGCTCCACCTTTCTCGATCAGGTTTCTCCGTCCACCATAGGCGGCATTGAAGTTACTGATCTGATCCGATAATGGAAATAGCCTGGATTGAAACAGCCCTCCATTATTTTGGCTCGAATTGATGCAGTTGTCATACCAGCAAATTAATTCGGAAGGTCTGATAGGGGTGTTTAATCCAGATATACGATACTCTTTTATAATTCCCTCAATGTCCGACTGAAAGTAATGCTTTCCGGTGTATGTCGGTTCAATTAGCCAATTAGGAATAACGTATAATGCCTGGGCTGAAGACTTTTTAAACCCAACAGGTACGACCGGAAGTATATAAGAAACTCCGAATACGTCTCTGAATGTGTATGCCTGTGTAATGAATTGCCCCCATGATTGTAGTGGGTTTGGTTTTTCAAGTAGCTTAAACAATTGATTGTTTCCTTTTAAAACCTCATTTCCGTCCTGATCTTCAAAACACCAGCGGCCATTTCTCAGGTTATCACTACGCTTTGTAATTATTGAAGTAACAATCGGGCAGCAAGAATAAGCGGCTGCCTGCCCTAAGACTGAAGTAGTTTCGTAAATCTTTTTAGGCGTTAATAACCCGAGCTGGTTTACAAGCTGGAACCAGGTGGCGTTATCGGTTAATGATACCGTCTGGTTGATTCCGAATTGTTTTAAACGCAAATCCAACTTTATCATTTTGCTGACAAGCCGGTCGGGTGATTCTTTAAAAGAAAAAGGTGATCGAAGATGAATCGCCATAACCTAATTCAGATTATGGGCTGCAAATATATATTAAACTTATTAGATTGTGAAGTTTATTTTTAATAAAATAAAATAAAAATAGCTTATGTTTTGATTATCAAGTACATTAATTTATCAACAATTCCTTATTCCCTGAAAAAATGCGAATAAATACCGTATCTCACAGCATCAAGCAAATGTTTTTTTCGATACTTAGGGTCAGGAAGATTAACAATTGAAGTACCAGAGCCGTCGTAACTCAGTACTTCCTGCCACTTGTACCCGGCCCTTTCCTCTCGGATATTATTGGAATCAGAAGTGTAGTAAACCTCGAATTGCTTAACCTTCATTATCCCATTTTTAATTGACCCCGGGCCTTTTTCAGCCATCCACACCGGAATCCCCAGAGATCGTAGCTGAGCCACCTTGTCCGGATCGTGTTCAGAATAGAATGACATCCCTGGCTCAAATCCACTGTCTGTCATCGCCTCATTTATGGCGTACTCAGACAGCCCGGGCGTATAGGCAATCTCTTTTATATAAACCGACCTGGGTCTTATCAGCCGCATCTTCACTATGGCGGTGGGATCAACCGTATAACCGTAGTCTATGGCCCATATTTCATCATCAAAGGCTTCCG